TGCGACAAGTCAAAAAAAACTCCCTAAATCATATATCAGAAAAGGTGGTGAGAAAATGGCAGGAAGACCGAGAGAACCAGTTGATTTGCTGATTGCGAAAGGCAAAAAACACTTGACAAAAGATGAAATAATTGAACGAAAAGAACAGGAAGTTGAAGTGCCATTTTTGGACATTGAACCACCAAGTTATTTGAAGGGCAAAAAGAGAATTGAAGAATTCAATCACTTTGCGGATATGCTTTTGAAGATTGGAATTTTCACAGAACTTGACGTTGACATTCTTGCGCAATATATCTTGGCGAAAGAATTATATTTGAACTACACAAAACAACTTGAAAAAGTGATGTCAAAAGCAAACATTGTCCACAAATGGAAGGTCATTGACGAATTATCAACGTTGTGTGATGAAGACGGAACAATTGAAGACTTGAAAACGCTTCTTGAAAAGATTTGCAGAAGACAACGTGGCGAAGATGCAACCACATTGATGAATTTGCAAGACAAGGCATTCAAGCAGTGCTTGGCTTGTGCCAAAGAATTGGGTTTGACCATCACAGGAAGATGCAAGTTAATCATTCCAACGCCACCTGATGATGAAGATGATGAATTGTGATGAATAGATATATACAAGATTACATTGATTTAGTCGAACAAGAAAAAATCCGAACTTGCAATGAACAAAAACAGTTGGTGGCAATGGTTAAAAAGGTTTTGCAAGAAGAAGATTTGAAAATTGACGAAATCAGACTTGAAAAATATATGTCATATCAACAATACTTTCCTTTTTCGTTGTTCCCTTGGCAGACATTTGTGTTTGCCCTGCATTGCTGTGTGTTCAAGAAAGACGGACAGCCACGGTGGTCAGATTTGTTCATCCTGATGGGGCGTGGTGGTGGAAAGAATGGCTATTTGTCATTTGAAGACTTCAGTTTGATTACACCAACAAATGATATTGCGTACTATGACATTGACATTTGTGCAAACAGTGAGGAACAGGCGAAAACATCATTTGATGAAATATACAATATTCTTGAAAATCCGAAGTGGACAAAGAAGTTCAGGAAGAATTTTAGATGGACAAAGACGGAAATTCAAAACATCAAGACACGTTCAAAGATTAAATACAGAACGAACAACCCAAAAGGAAAAGATGGTTTGCGTTCAGGAAAGGTTGACTTTGATGAACCGCACGCATATGAGAATTGGGAAAACATCAACGTTTTCACAACAGGACTTGGAAAGAAACCACACCCAAGAAGGACATATGTTTCAACAAATGGTGATGTACGAGAAGGACCACTTGACCAGTTGATTGAAAAAAGCAAAAAGATATTAGAAGGCGAGATTCCTGACAACGGATTCTTGCCTTTTATTTGTAAATTGGATTCGGAAGATGAAGTTCACGATCCTGACAATTGGGAAAAGGCAAATCCATCATTGCCATATCTTCCGACACTGAAAGACCAAATGATGCGTGAATATCAAGATTATCTGCTCGATCCAGTAATCAACAACGCATTCATGACAAAAAGAATGAACATTCCGCAGGGCAGGAAAGACACTGAAGTCACTTCATGGGAAAACATCTTGAAAACAAATGGTGAAGTTCCTGATCTGACTGGAATGACCTGTGTGTGTGGAATTGACTTTTCAAAGACAACTGACTTTGTTTCAGCGTTCTTGTTGTTCAAGAAGAATGAAAAATATTATGGCATTCACCATTCTTGGTTCTGTACTGCCTGCAATGACAGACACAGAATCAAATATCCACTTCATGAAGCGGTTGAAAAAGGAACATTGACAGTTGTTGATGATGTTGAAATCAATCCTTCCTTGGTTGCGGAATGGATTCGTGAACAGCGCATGACATATGACATTGACATGATTGCAATTGACAGTTATAGATATTCACTTCTTGCAAGGGAACTTTCAAACATTGGTTATGAAGCAAAAGACAAAAAGGTGAAGTTGGTCAGACCTTCTGACATCATGCTTGTGCAACCGAAGATTCATTCATGGTTTGTGTCAAACAAAATTATTTGGGGTGATGATTCATTGATGCGTTGGTATACAAGGAACGCCAAACTTGAACCTGCACCGAATAACAACTTCAAATATGGAAAAATAGAACCGAAGTCAAGAAAAACAGATGGCTTCATGGCATTTGTTGCATCAGTAACACTGGAAGAAGAACTTCCTGAAACAGCAGATTTTGCATTCTTAGAACCTATTATTTTATAGAAGGGTGGTGAGAAATTGAGAAAATACAATCTTTTTAATTTTTTAGAAAAGAAAATGGACACTTCAGAAATAAGTCCAGTTACACAAAAACTTCTTGACCAGTTAGCATTCAAAGAACTGGCGTTGTATATCGGCATTTCATATATTGCCAATACTTTGAGCAAATGCGAATTCAAGACATACGAAGATGGTAAAGAAGTACAAAACAAATTGTATTATATGCTGAATGTTTCACCGAATCCAAATGAAAATTCAAGTCAGTTCATCAACAAGTTCATTGAAAATTATTTTTACAGAGGACATTCACTGATTGTTCCGTATAATAACATGATTTATTGTGCAGATGAATTTGACATTGATGACACAAATCCATTGAAGGAATATATTTTCAGCAATGCAACATTTGGACTTCAGCAGTTGAAGAAGAAATTCAAATCAAGTGATGTGTTCTATTTCAAGTTAGACAATCAGAACGCAAAAGGCTTGGTTGATGCGTTGTATATGCAATATGGTGAAGTGATTTCACAGGCGTTGTCAACGTATAAGCGCACCAATGGCACGAAGTACAAAATGATTTTGGAGAACTACAAAGCAGGTGATGCGCAGTTCAATAAAATCTTCAATGAAGTATTAAAAGAGCAGTTGAAGACATTCATTGAAAATGACAATGCTATTTATCCGCAGTTCAAAGGAATTGATTTGCAGGAATTTTCATCAAAGAATCTGAAAGATGCATCTGACATCATTTCAATGCGGAAGGAAATCTTTGAAGTGACTGCACAAGCATTGAAGATTCCATTGCCAATGATGCTTGGCAATATAACAAACATGAATGAAATTGTAAAAGTATATCTTTCAATTTGCATTGATCCGCTTGCTGACATGATTGGTGAAGAATTCACACGAAAATATTATACATTTGAAGAGTGGAAGAAGGGCAACTATATCCAAGTTGACACATCCTGCATCAATCATGTTGATATTTTAGAAGTTGCAGATAAGATTTACAATGCAGTTGGTTCAGGTGTTGCAAACATTGACGATATGCGCAAGCGTTTGGGATGGAAGCCACTTGACACTGACTTCAGTAAACAATTCTTTGTTACAAAGAATTATGTGCCTGCAAAAGAAATGCTGAACGCAACAGCGGAAGGGGGTGAAGTGTAGATGAAGCGCAACTATTATTCAATGGAAAAAGCAAACCAAACAGCAACAATCAATATTTATGGTGATATTACAAGTTGGGCATGGGAAGAACTTGGTGAAGTAAGTGCAGTTAATCTTTCCAAACAACTTGAAGCACTTGGTGATGTTGAAAAAATTGATGTTTATATCAACAGTTATGGTGGCGAAGTTGCAGAAGGTCTTGCAATCTATAACGCATTAAGAAGACACAAAGCCAAAGTCACAACATACTGTGATGGATTTGCTTGTTCTATTGCATCAGTCATCTTCATGGCAGGTGATAAACGTGTCATGAATGAATCTTCCCTGCTTATGATTCACAATGCGTGGACATATGCAATGGGCAATGCGGAAGAATTAAGAAAGCAGGCTGAAGACTTGGAGAAAATCACACAGGCATCTGTTGAAGCATACAAGTCACATTCTGTTCTTTCAGAAGAAGAAATCAAAGCATTGATGGACAATGAAACATGGATTCTTCCAACAGAAGCACTTGAATATGGTTTTGCAACCAAAATTGACAAGCCTGAAAACAAGAATGCAAGTCAAAATGCTTTTCAGCAGTTGTTTGACATTATCAAAGCGCATCAGGCGAAAGAAGATGATAAAACAGAAGATGATGAAGAAAAGCCTGATGACGAAGGAAAAGAAGAACCTGATGACACTGGTGATGGCACTGGTGAAGAAAATCCTGATGATGGAGAAACAGAAGATGATTCAACAGATGACGAAGGAGCAGATGTTGAAGAAGAAACAGCCACCCAAAAATGGAGTGGTTTTTTTAATGCAATTTTAAAAAATTATTAAAAGGAGATTTGAAAAATGTTAAAATTCGCAAACGAAAAACAATCAATTAGTCAGTTAGTCACTGCAATGAAGAGTGGTGACGAAAAAGAAATTCAGCAGGCATGGGAAGGCTTGCATGATTCCATTGCAAACAAGGTTAGAGAAGATTTTGCTGACCTTCAGGAATCCAATGATTCCGCTATTCTTGCACAGCGTGGTTACAGACAACTTACAAGCAAGGAAACAAAGTGGTATCAGAAAGTTATTTCAGCAATGAAATCCGCTGATCCAAAGCAGGCGTTCACCGCTATTGTCGGCAGTGACAATGAAGAAGATTTCATGCCAACAACAATTATCGAAGATGTATACAAAAATCTTCAGGAAGAACACCCATTACTTCAGGCAATCAATTTCCAGTATGTTGGTTATATCACAAAATGGATTCTGAATGACCATTCTGCACAGAATGCTGTATGGGGCAAGATTACTGATGAAATCGTGAAAGAAATCACATCTTCTTTCAAGGTTGTTGACGTTGATCAGAATAAACTTTCTGCATATGCAATTGTTGAACTTGGAATGCTTGACCTTGGACCTACTTTCCTTGATGGCTACATCAGAACAGTATTGTCAGAAGCAATCATGGCAGGTCTTGAACTTGCAATTGTTGCAGGAACAGGCGTGAATGAACCTGTTGGTTTAATCAAAGACATTCATGAAGGTGTGTCCTATTCTTCTTCAACTGGTTATCCTGACAAAGCAAAAGTTGCTGTGAAATCTTTTGCACCTGCTGAATATGGTGCTTTAGTTGCACAGATGGCTGAAACTGAAGGTGGCAAGAAGAGAAAGTTCACCGAAGTTGGCATCATCTGCAATCAGACAGATTACTTGACAAAAGTAATGCCTGCAACAACCGTGTTGAATGCAAATGGCGTTTATGTCAACAACCTGTTCCCATTCCCAACAACTGTGTATGTTTCCAATGCACTTGCAGACGGTGAAGCGGTTCTGTTCTTAAAGGATGAATATTTCCTTGGAATGGGTGGCGCAAAGAACGGTGTCATTGAGTATTCAGACGAATATAAATTCTTAGAAGATCAGCGTGTGTTCAAGGTGAAACAGTATGGTGCAGGTAGAGCATTTGACAACACTTCTGCTTTATATCTTGACATCAGCGGTCTTGAACCTGCTTATATCACAGTTAAAAACAAAGAAGAAGTTGTGACAGCGTAAGCAAGAAAGAAGGTTGTGAATCATGGACAATCCAACATTATTTGGACAAGTCAAGCGAAAATTAAATATCACTTGGGAAGATGAAGACACAACCGCACGCATTGAAGAAATCATTGATTCTGCGATTCCTGACCTGAAGCACAGGTTGGGAATCACAGAAGAAAACTTCGATTTCAGCAGGGCAGGAACAGAAAACACGCTGTTTCTTGCATATTGCTTGTATGAATGGAATCATGCGTTGTCTGATTTTGAAGACAATTATTCAAACATGATGGCACAGTGCAAGCAAAAGCATGAAGTGGCAAATTATCAAGCGAACAGTGGGGTGACAATGGATGCGTAAAAGCAAGGAGTTTGAAACATACAATGATGGTGTTGTTTCCATTTACCGTGAAAAGGCAAGGGAAACAGACTTCAATGCAAAACGCAACGTGTCAACGCTTGATGATATGGACTTCATTGTGAAACTGAATTTCAAAGAACTTTCAAAGCGTGAACAAGACCTTGAATTTGCACAGCAAAATGATTTCACACTGTCTTTGAAAATCAAAAGCAGGCTTGTGAAAGGCGTTGACAATAAATGCAAAGCAATCATTGATGGTTATTTGTATGACGTTTCATACATTGATTCAAGCAGAACTGAATTGTTTCTGTATCTTGAACAGGTCAGAAAGGTTGGTGAAAATAATTGATTCTAAATGACATTAAAACAAAACTGAAAGAACTTGATCCAAATGTCTTTTATGGCATGGTTGACAATTCCATGCAGGAAACATTGTGGAATTATATTGTTTTCAACCGAACTTCCATGAAGGTCAATGCAAATAAAACTGGTTATTCGGATTTATACACAGTTCATATCATCAGGGAAGAATGGATTCCTGAAGGATTTGAAATTGAAGTCATCAATAAAATGCAAGAAATTAATGGAATGCGCCTTGCAGGGAATGACAGTGTTTACACATACGTTCCAAAGCCG